TCACAAGGAGTTGCTCCATCGTGATTACCGTAGTAAATTTTTGTCTCAACGTCGTGAAGAATCTTTCGCATACCTTTTTCCAAATGAAGATTCATTAGGTCAAAGTAATCACTTGCCGCCCATTGTGCTAAATCGCAGACTTTTACGCTTGTGGCGTAGGTCTTGATTTGTGCAGAATAGCGGGTGATTGTTGCGTCATTCTCGGGAGGGGTACCACATTCTAAAACACAGGTATCTTCATCACCTAGTGCGGTAACCATATCCCACTCATGAGTTTTACCATTTGCTTTTACTCTAGCAACCCTATCTAGGAACGGTGTGTTTCGGCGAGTAATATCCCCGATTTGTGTATCGAGGTGCTCTCGCTGAGCGAACGCTCCAGAGGTTGTAGTATAAATGGCATCTTTCATGAGCATAGATGCAGCTTCATCCACGCCATGAGATAGCTTTGCTGACTTTTCTAAGAGCCCAGCAGCTTCAAGTAAGGTTTTCCTCAAATTTTGTTGAGTATTTTTTTCCATACTTATTAGCTTTCTTTAAAATAATAATAATATCCTAACACTTTTACTTATTAATCTTGTACCTTTTGGGCATACTTGACACGGATTCTTTGAATCCTAGCGAAGAGATTTGGGTCGTTTTTGAATTCCTTTCTTGCTTCCTCAATCTTTTTGTTTCTTTCCTTAGTAAGTTCTTCAGCAGTTTTGTCACCGCTGTCTTCATCACCAAGTTCTTTCTTAATCTCTACGGTCTTACGACCTGCTGGCTGAGCTTCAAGTTCTTCAACTCGCTCGGCGAGTTTCTCGTTGCTTTTTAGAACTTCTTTCAAACCTTTAGACATATCCTCAACGGTTTTTAGAAGATCTGCTTTCTCAGCATCGACAGATTCTTTTTCGCTCGTCTTTTTGCTCACTTCCTTAGATTTAATCGCTTTAGACTTAGATTTAATAGAGGCTTTATCTTTGGATGTTTTATCCTTAGATTTTTCCTCTTTTTCTTCCTTGTCTTCGGCTTTTTCCTCTTTGGATTTCTCATTATCTGGGGCCGCTAAGGTTTTATCCTTTTTGTCTTTGAGATTAGACTTTTTGGCATCAGCCTTTTTCTTGGCTTCCTCAGCTTCCAGTGAGATATCTTTTTTAGCCATATTAAGACTCCTTTCGATAATTAATAATAGAGACTCATCACAGGCTTGTAACCCTGTGTATGTTAACTCAAGAAGCAAATCTGCTTCCATTACCTGTATCTTCTTTACTATTTTCCTTGCTAATGTTCTTAATTTTTTATCTCTCTGACTTCTTCTGCTTTTCTTTTCATTCTTTTCTCTCACTTTCATTATTAACTTTTTGTCATCTTTTATTTTAATTGATTTGGCAATATTTGAAATCCAAGATTTAGGATAAGCAGGGCTTGAGGTAACAGCAATATGGTCTAAGTCAATCTCTTTATAAAGACGAACCCATTTTGCGTCATCTCCCTCGCCCTCTTTAACCATTTCATAGTCTTTAACATAACCACCTATTGATAAACCAAGTTTCTTGTTTTTCTCCGTTAAAGCATACCATAAGTCTTTAGCAGAACTCATCTCATTTAATTTAGCCTTAATCCCTAAGTCATTATTTTCAGCAACTGCTAATTTGTTAATATCTCCTAATTCTCCTAACCAAGAGGTGTCATGTTCGGCATTTAAAGCAATAACATGCTGTTTAAGGGATTTTGCCATTGATTTAATGGCTGAGGGTGCCATTCTATCGCCATGTAAGTCTAGTTCTGTTCCTGAAGCGATTCCTTCAACATATCTTTCTTCAATTTCATTACCATCCTTATCTTTAACGATTTTAACGCTTGTTTTGAGAATGGGGATAGTAAATTTAAATCTTTGAACTTTGGTATCTGTCATATTTTTTTATTTTAAAAGAAATAAATCTTTATATTTTTCTGGGTCGTATATTTTAAAGGGTTGGCTATCGAATCTTCCCTTTTTGCCTACACACCAGTCTTCAAGTTTCATAAAAGGCGGTATATTTCTATCATTACTAGGGCACCAAGAAATATTTCTTGATGTCTTTTCTAAAAAGTATTCCGCATCTTTATCATCTACTTCTGTAACAAACCCTTTCTTAAAACTGTATTTCTTTCCGCTTTTTGCTGTTATTGTGAGTGCTACATAGTGCCCACAATTGTAAATAATATACATTTCCCAATAAAAAAAGTTCCAACAAGCCTATGACTCTTATGAGCCTATGACTTTTACTGGAACTCTTTACTGAACCTTTAAACTAAGATAAGTATATAAATACTATTTCTATTTGTCAAATGATACTACTTTTTTGCTTTAGTTTCAATAGTTTTTATTAGAAGAACCTCTGTTGAGTGACATTTAGGGCATTCAGACATTATAGTCTTAATAAACTTTTTATTTACTTCTTCAGTAAATATTGTACCACACCTTTGACATTTATACTTTTTGATTGGCAATTTCATTTTATCCTTTAAAGGTTTATCTGTCGGCGTTATATCTGATAATATCTCATCTAAGCTCATATTATAACATTATTCTTCTTTCTGTTTTTCTTTTTTCAAAATATTCAGGATAACGTTCGTATTGCCCAGCAGTAGTGTCTAGATGTCTTATTATAACATCCTCTTTATATCCGAATCTATATCCTACTAAAGATAGTTTACCACAAAAAGCTTTATCGCCTCCAGCATGTTTAGGAACAGGATATTCCCAACCTCCAGAGTCTTCTTTCCACGCTCTTCTTAATCCTATCATACAAATTCCGCCAATAAAAGGGGTATAGCCAATTATATTGTTATCAAATTCTATTCTATTAACTCCCCCTCTATTGTCTATTAAGCCCTTTACATAAGGAGAAAGCAAGAGTTTGGGTCTTAAAACCCTTAAGCATTTCTTTAGCCAACCATCTGTTTCAATTTCGCAGTCATTATCCAATTTCACTATAACGTCGACTTTATCGCCAATTCTATCAATAGCAAAATTAACACCTCGATTAATTCCAATATTCATAGCAAGAGAATAAACATAGACTTTGCCTAACTGGTTATGAAATTGATTAAGCCATTTTACAGTTTTATCTTTACTGCCTTGGTCAATAACAAAATGGTCATAAGGAATATGAGTCTTTTTAGCAAGACTCTCAAATGTTCTTTTGGTATAAGCAAACCTGTCTTTTGTTAGGGTGAATAATGCTATTTTCATTTTTTATCCATCTCCTTCCTAGTATCTGTTTTAAGAATCTTTCCATCTTTTACTATAATTTGTTTGCTATTTTTTTTATTATCTAAAATAATATCATCTTGCACATCTCCAAAAGCACAGGCTTCCATAATTAATAAATCGGAAGAAGGCTCTTTCCAGTCTGAGCCCTTGTCTATCCGCATAATTTCTAACCTGAAATCTCTAATTTTTTGAGCTAATTCTGGCCAGTCATCACGGCTTTCACTCTCAGCCTCAGCCAAATGACCTACGGCATACCACTTGTGAAAAGGGTATCCAAGCCTTGACTCATCTAATAAAGCCGCCGCCTGAGCAATATGTTTCAAAACACAATAAATACAACTTTTCCTTGACATATTATCTTTTACTTACATTTTTAGCTAAATTTTGAATATGTTTTCTAGAATCTTTTGTAGATTGTGGGTATAATCCGCCATCTGGATTCATCTGCCCAATATTAGATTCATGCCAATGATATTCTGTTATTATCTCTGGAACATGAACTATTTTCATACCTGCCTTGCCGAACCTTACCATTAACAGCCAGTCGGCTTTTCTCTCCCAGAAGATATCCCAATAGCCTATGTCGTTAATAGCCTGAATTGTATGCATAATGTCAGAGGTGTCAATATAGTTTCCCATTTCAATCTGCCTTAAATCGTAGGGATAGCTTTGTTTCCCCATGAACTTAGTTTCATTAGGATTATTACTTTTATAAACCCTATCTCCATAAACAACATCAGCTTGGTTTTTAGTAATCGCCTCATAAAGCACTTCTAAATGATTAGGGAGATAAACATTGTCATCGTCTAAATAACTAATATAGTCTCCCCTAGCTATCATAATGCCCACATTTCTTGGCTTAACTGCATAGCCAGTATTGTGAGGTAATCTCATGGCAACCAGTCTATCTTCGCCTTCGGGCAACTTAATATTGGGAGGCTTGTCGCTATGGTCATCTATCACAATCAATTCAAAGTCTTTAAGGGTTTGAGCCAAAACACTATCAATTGCCCTTTGTAAAAGTTGAGGGCGATTGTGAGTAGCAATAATGACGCTAGTTTTAGGTTTTTTCATTATTTCTTTTGTTTATTTCAGCGATTCTTTTTGTAACCTCGTCATATTGTTTAATTGCTACTTCTAAATGTTCCCCTCCAACATCTCTAGCCATATCTCCAATAATTTTTCCTCCTGGCAAAAGGTGTTTTCCCCACATATTAACAACCTTTAGCGGGTCATGGATATGTTCTAGAACACTCATTGAAAAAATCCATTTATACATACCTTTAATATTCTCAACATCTTTTTCATATTTAACTCGTTTTCCAAAAAAGAACTTTACAAAATTCCATGTTGGCCCTGACAGATCAGCAAGTGTAATATCTTTAATCCCTTGTCTATATAAATATTCATCTATTACACCCGCACCACAGCCATAATCTAAAACAGGCCCTGGATTTGCTTTTATTACATCCGCATATTTGCCAAAGACTTGGGCTTCTCTATTTCTATAATAAAAAGGGTTACGGAACATATATTGGTCGTTTTTCATATAATGTTCTTTTGTTTTTTTATAACTTTTAGTAATTTCTGGGGTGAAACTTTGTCTGAATTCATTATGAGCAAAATTATTCCCTTTCTCTTGGATTTGCTCTCTGCTAAAACCTGTATGCTCCTCTAGAGCAGCCATATAGGTTTCATAGATAGATGAGCTATACCATTTTTCATATCCCTTTTTCTTTAAGCTAATATTCCTTTTCAATGTATCTGATAAAAACCTAAAATCAGTATCCTTAGGTAATTTCATAATGTTTTCAAACGCCTCAACCAGCCCATTTCCTTGAGTATCTTGGATATGACCATGCCCATAGAGAATATCTAAAGAAGGTGGGCTATTTTTAATGTTCCAATTATATTTAATTCCTTGCCTAGGGTCATCAGGATGAAGCATAATTTTAAAACCTAATTTCTTCAATCTTTCATACATTTTATCTGAAAGATTCCAGTAGGGTGCTCTATATATTTTAGCAAAACCAAAATCTTTAACAGCCATAGATAATGCTTTTTCCGAAACATCTTCATAATTGACATGATTCCATCCATGAAAACAAAGTTGAATCCAGTGTAAGGTGCTTATATATTCTAAAAATTGAGGGTTACACTTACCAACACAAGTGAATAGATTCACCTTAAACTTAGGAAACTCTTCTTTAAGCATCCAAAGCCAGTCTAGGCGATTGTTTTGTTCGCCAAAGTCATCGAAATCCAAAAAGCAAATTTTCATTTTTTATCTATTTTTTCCAATTCAGTAACTAAATGTATTGCTTGCTTTAATCCCGCTCCAAAACCTTTTTGAAACTGCCTAGATAGACTAGTAGCAGGATGCTCTAAACACCAATCGATTTCTTTTTTTAAAACTTGTATAATATCTTTAGCCTTCATTTTGGTTTTCTCACCATTGCTGATGTTAATATTTTATTAACTGAAAGTGTTTTGCCGTATTCAAATCCTACTTCTTCTAGTAATTTTTTCATGGCTGTATGTGATATTCTCCAATAGTCATCATATCCTTCTGCCGCATGATAGGGATAAACAAATGGGCAATCAATAATTAAAAACCCACCTGATTTGAGTAAGCGATAGCATTCTTTAATTGCGGCTCTAAAATCAAAAATATGTTCTATTGTTTGACTAAAGATAATTAAATCCCACTTCTTCCCTGGAAGTTTTGTATCGCAAATATCAGCAACAATATCAGGATTAACTCTTTTAAGGATATCTAGCGTTTTATAATCATTTCCAATGCCAAAATGTCTATAGTTTCCACCTGGATGGGGATCGCCATCAATTCCAACCTCTAACACTTTCCAACCCCTATTATCAGGTCTTAAGAGCCTTTTATAATGCTCCATTATTTTGAAAACAGCTTCTCTTTCTTCGCTTGGCATATTATAGTCTTACCTTTTTTTATTAAAGCAACTTTTTCTAAGAACTGGTTTCTTGCCAATAAGTGTTGTGGGTTATGACTGAGACCGATTTTGTCTTCTTCAAAACTATGAATAAAACTCCAATCTTTAGCAGGGATTATTTTACATTTGTTAAAACTGCTTATTGCCACATCTTCAACACTTCTCAAATATCTATTTTTTGTCATTGCCAGTTTCGGTTCTACTCTAAAAAAGTTTAATAATGCTTTCATTGACACTAAATATATTCTACCAACAATGACATCAACAATCATAGGCTCGGTTATTTCTGTTGCTTTGACAGTAATCGCACTAGTATATTTATCTTTTTTGCCCCAATCAATATTTTTTCCAAAATAACCCAAACAATAATCACTATCAGCATATCTTTCGAAATTCTTGAGAGTATCTTTTTCTACCATTAAGTCGTCATCAACAAAAAGATAATAATCACTTGGTTCTAATAGGGCGATAGCAAAGCGTGCTCTGGTAACGAAGTTTTGGGAGCTGTTTAAAATCGTAGTGCCTTTTATTGGCTTTAGTGTTACATCAGGATTGTTATTTAATATTAAAATTTTATCAGGTTTTCTAGAGCCATTTAATAAGGTATCAACCAGTTTCGGTAAGTTTTGCCTCCTTTGCTGATAATAGAATAAAATTACAGTGGTTATTTTCATCTTAAATCATAATTAATAATTAACTTCTCCCATTGCTTTCTTGTTTTATTATACACTTTAAAGTAAGGATGAGTTTCTATCCCTTGCCAAAAATCTTCATTTAGTTCCAACCCTATTGCTTCTTTCTTGAGATTTGCCCAAACATTAGAAGCTCGCTTGTGTAAAACTTCAGCATATCCAGTCATAACGGCCCAACCTTTTTTATCAGCAATTCTCTTGGAGATTATCCCTAGCCAGATATCGGCAAACCTATCCATACCAACCCGATGACCCATCGGGGCATAATACATATAAGGAAGCATTTTTCGCTTAAACATTATGTTCATACCGCACATTGGGTAGTAAATCCCTTTTGGTATTGGGCCTTTATAAAACTTCACAGGATGGTTGCCTTTAACTAATTGGGTAGGTGCATCCCAATCGGCTACCCCTCGCCAAATACCATGAGATAAAACTACCTCTGCTTCCTCACGAATACCGTAAGGAAAGCCACGAGGATATTCATCAATGATAGTAGATAGCCAATTAATTGGTTTCGCCTGTTTTAAGGCTGTTAAATGAGCTTCTATGGGGTCGCCTATT